CCAGGATCTGCAGGGCCCGGTTCGGGAGCGCGAACCCCCACATGGTCGTGGTGTCGTCGGCCGGGTTGGTGATGCCGGATCGGCCGCCGGGCCGCTCGAGGCCCCACAGGTGCCGCAGGATGATTGCGGTCGCAAGGATGATGTTGTTCGGGATCACCGGGCGCCCGACGGTGTAGGTGAAGTCGTAGGGGCCGTAGATGAACGGCAGTCCGGCGGTGTGGCGCACGAAGTTGCCGGGCGCGCCCTCGCTGGTGTTGACGGTCAGCAGCGACAGGTCATACGTGAGTCCGTACGTCAGGACCGGGGTCATCGCGATCAGCGGGTAGGTCTGGCTCGGCGGCTGGTAGAGCGGCCACCGGTTGAGCTCAACCATCAGGCCACCGGCGCGGATCCGGTCGGTGACCTGCCGCACGACGCAGCAGCCTGCGAGCTTCTCGACGACGCCGGTGATCGCCTCGAGGTACTCGCGCACGTCGTCGTCGTAGGCGGTGTCCGACGGGGTGATGCGCAGGCGGCGTTTGGCGTCGGCGAGCGAGATGATCGAGTAGTCGGTCGCCGAGCGCACATCCCACGAGTCCGTGCGCGCGCCGACCCCGACACCGACACCGGGCGTCCCGGTGGCCTTCCACGCCACCGTGTGGCGGCCAGCCTGGGTGGTGACGTAGTCGTAGTAGTACCAGCCGGTCGATGAGCCCGTCTGGTCCGGCGGTAGGGCCTGCGTCGGGGTGTACGACGTGGTGTTGCCGTCCGGGGTGGTGACCTGCAGGCTGACATCCGCCAGCAGCGCGGCGTTCGCGGGCGCACCGGAGACGTCGGTGAGCTGCCAGTCGAGGCCCACCACTTGCCCGAGGTCGAACGGCATGCCGGCTCACTCCTCCCAGGTCGCGCCGACTGCCGCAGTCACCGAGGTGAGTGCGGAGCCGGGCGTGAGCCGGATCCGGAAGAAGTCGCTCGGTAGCGTCTGCCACGCCATCTCGCGCGGCTCCCACATCACCAGGCCGGAGTTCGGGGCGACCTGATGCTCCTCGTATGAGGCGTTGAATGTGCCTGCGCCTTCGGCGGTGGCGTTGACGCCGACCGTGCACTGAGACGCGATGGAGTTGTAGCCCCAGTCGACCCGGGCCGGCGTCACGCCCGTGTTCGTGGTGACAGCCGCACTGAAACGGCCGACCTGGACGAGCACGAACTTGTCCGTGCTCGTCACAGAGTTGAATTCGACCCACCACTTCAAGAGTCGGATGCCCGTCGAGCTCGGCGTCTTGATCTCCAGGGCGGAGTACGCCGTCGACGCAACGAGCGTCGCGGTGATCGTGGACGTCGAGTAGATGGCCACCGAAGTCTCCTTCTAGCTATGCGGCCGGAGCCGCAGGCGCGGCGGGCTCAGTCGTCGAGGCCGAGGACGTGCTCGACGGCGCCGAGGAAGCCTCGGTGGTGCTCGGCGCCGGCGTGGGGTCCACGGCCACCGGAACGGCCGCCTCGGGAGCCGGCTGCGGGGTGGGTTCGGCGACGGGCGCTACGGCCGGGGCGGAAACCGCGGTCTGGACGTCCTTGACCAGCGAGCCGTACAGCTCATGCAGGATCGCCTTGCCCTCCTCCTCCGCGGCGAGGATGTTGCCACGCACGAGCGGCTCGAGGCGCGCGAGGTGCGCCTCGACGGCGGCCAGCACGGGCTTCGCCTCCTCGAGGACGCTGGCCGCCAGGTGGTCGCGGAAGCCAGTTAGGCCGGAGAACAGGTCGGATGCGAACGACATTTGGCTACTTCTTTCGGGCTGGGCGGCGGTGGGCCGCTGTGGCTTCACGGGTCGGCGCCGTCGCCGAGGTGGTCTCGCGGACCGGTGCGGTGGGCGCGTTATGAGCGGACAGCCGCTCGATCTCACGATCGATATCGGCAACACGCCCGAGCTCCCCGGCCTGCTGCGCATGCCAGCGCTCCCGCATGAGACGCCCGAGGGCGTCTTGCCGGGACGGCTCGGGCGGGATCGCGGCGCGCCGATCCTGCGCGGGCCGGTCAGGATACTGCGGGTCGTACACGTCCGGTCTCCCTGGCGCGGGATTGGAGTGGTGGCCGCCCGCGCCAGGGCGGCCACCGGCCTGGGTTGTCAGTTGAGGATCACGTACGGCACGAAGCCGGTCGCCGAAGCCGCCGCGCCCGCGAGGGTCGCCGGGGCGGTAGCGGTCAGGCTCGAGCCCGCGGTCTGCGCCAGCGGCAGCTGTCCGGTCAGTACGGGCGCCGCGGTGCCCGGGCCGCCGGCCATGCCGTGCAGCGTCGGGATCGTGGTACCGGTGACCGAGAGCATCACGCCGAGGATCTGCGGGCCCGGCGTGCCGGTCGGCGCGGAGCCCTGCGGCGTGAACTCCGTGCCCGCCACGACGTACGGCGTCGCGAGGGTGAACGTGCGCACGCTGTTCGCTGCCCACGACGCACCGGTGTTGTCCGCGGACTGCGCGAGCAGTACGGCGGAGGTGCCGACACCGGAGTACAGCGCAGCGAACGAGTGCGTGAGGGTCGCGCCGGCTGTGGATCCGGCCACGAAGCTGATCGCGTGGATGATGTCGCCCGGCTGTACCGGGACGGCGATGACGTATCCGACACCGGTCGCGCCGATCGCTCCGGTGACGGTGTTGACGTCGCCGCGGGAGATCGAGCGCCGGTACGGCGGGACGGGCTGCCCGTCGAACAGCCATTCCTCGTTGTAGTCCGGGTAGCGCCCGGAAACCAGGTCGCCCATGTCAGAACCCCTGTCCGGTCAGGTTGAGGATGCCGTTGGCGGCCGTGGCCGGCTGCTGCGAGTACACGCCGTAGGAGATCGCGCCGCCCGCGTTCACACCGCCCGACAGGCCGCCGGAGGTGTACGAGGCGGAGACCGAGGTAGTCGAGTACGCCTGGTAGCGGTTAGTCATCGCCGCGACGTAGTTGTAGACCTGGAACCGCACCTGCAGATTGCCGCTGAGCACCTCGGACAGGACGCGGGAGCGCATCTCGCCCTCCCACAGGAAACAGTCGTTCCAACGGCCGACGATCAGCGGCGTGAACAGTGCGTTGGTGCCCGAGCCGGGGGTCGGTGCGTACTGGCCAGCCGAGACCGTCGAGATCTGCGGCGCGGTCGTGCCGCCGAAGGTGACGGGCACGTTCGGGTCGAGGATGACCGGCAGGCCCATGTAGTAGCCGACCGGGCCCATGACCGCCGGGCCGTCGTTGTCGATGCCGATCTGGTTGTAGGCCAGGTTGTTCGGGGTGCCGGGCACGACCAGCGGCCGCTGCTGGCCGTCGACCTGCGAGGTCAGCATGTACCAGACCCACGGGTGCCACACCCAGTGCGTGGGCGGGAGCAGCCGGTTGCGGGCGATGACCGACAGCAGTTGCGCCGAGTTCTGGAACACGGAGCCGACCACCGACGGGGTGGCGCCGGCGCCGTTGACCCAGGTCTGCGCCGAGGCGTTGTTGGTCGACAGCAGGTAGACGCTGTTGTTCGCCGACAGGGCGCCTGCGGGCATGATGCCGGTGAGCTGGCCGGCCGAGCCGGAGCCGACGAGGCCCTGCCCGGAGAGCTGCATGTTGTAGTCGGCCGCGAGGTCCTGGAAGATCACTTCGTCGAAGGTGATCGGGGACTGGTCGAGCAGCTGCAGCGCGGCGTCCTGCTGGCCGGCGATCGTACGCACCGGGGCGTTGACGAAGCTGTCGGTCATGTCTCGGCCGTTGACGGTGCTGCCGTCGGCGACCTGCGGACCGGTCGCCGTGCCGATCGTCACCCGCGGAATGTTGATCGAGTCGGTCCCGGGCGGCAGCGGGAGCTGACGCCACAGGTCGATGAAGTCACGGCCGACACGCAGGTACGGGATGTACTCGTCGATCAGCCACACCGGCGGGACGAAGTAACCGCCGGCGCCGTCCACACGGGAGATGAAACGCTTCTCGAACGGGGTCACGCCCGTCCTGGCCATCCGGTCGTAGGCGCGCTTCTCGGCGTCCGAACCGGTGGAGAACGCCTTCTCGTACGCGGCGGCCGCGGCCCGGTTGCGGGCCTCGTACCGCTTGGGCATCTCGACTTCGATCTCACGGTTGTGCCGCTCGAGGCGCTCGGACGCGGCGGTCGGGCCGCCGTCGCCG